CCTGAGATCCCGTAGGACCTTGAGATCCCGGAAGACCCTGAGATCCCTGAAAACCTTGAAAACCCTGAGGACCCTGAGGACCCTGAGGACCCTGGGGACCCTGAGGACCTTGATCACCTTTTGGTCCTTGAAAACCCTGAGGACCCTGAGGACCTTGATCACCTTTTGGTCCTTGAAAACCCTGAGGTCCTTGATCACCTTCTGATCCTACTGGACCCATTAGACCCGTTGGACCCATTGGACCCATTGGACCTGTTGGACCCATTTGACCTATTGGACCTGTTGGACCCATTTGACCTATTGGACCTATTGGACCTGTTGGACCCATTTGACCTATTGGACCTATTGGACCTGTTGGACCTATTTGTCCTTCTGGACCTGTTGGACCTATTTGTCCTTCTGGACCTGTTGGACCTATTTGTCCTTTTGGACCTGTTGGACCTATTTGTCCTTCTGGACCTGTTGGACCTGTTGGACCTGTTGGACCTGTTGGACCTGTGTATCCCTCATTGTTTCCTGTGTTTGATATTGGTCTATCATTGTTTTTAGATAAATTATAAATTCCAATACCTAAACTTGAAGAAACTAAAAGCAATAAGAGAATAACACCAATAATCATTATAGCATATTTATTAGTTGAATATTTTTCAATTGCATATTTCAACATCTTATTATTTATTATTAACTGAGAAATAAATTTCTTTTGTGATAAAAAATATACAAACTATTCTGATTTTTATTAGCAAATTAGAATAATCAAACTTATATTTTTCTTAGATTAGAATAAAAATGGATGAAAAAACAATAATTTATGAAAGTTGAAAGGATATGTTGATATTTGGACTTTAGGACATTTCATCTTTGGTTTTCTATCAACATCAGCCTTACTTCCTTCATATCCTATATTAAGCGCCATAATAACCAATACATTACATTTAATCAATGAACTTATTGAAAAATCGGAAACACCTGACGGAAAAGTTTTAGAAACTGATTTAAATCATATAGGTGACATCATCTTCTTTTTCTTTGGCTCTCTATTAGGTATCATCTACGGAACTAAAATATTTACAGAACCAAAATACTCTTATTACAGATATGCAATTCTTTTCCTCTCATTGCTAATTTACATCAGCGAAGTTGGGAGAGAACTTTTTCCATACTCTTGGACTTTCTTTGATTCAGCATATAAACCCATATGGTAAAAAACCTTAAAATTTTATTATATTTCTTATTTCTATATAATAAAATTTACAATAAAAAATGAACTGGAACAAAACTATAACTATAATAATAAACCGTCTTGTAAACAAGTTGAGTTGACCGATACCTATGAAATTACCAGTAAAAATATTACCTTGCTATCGCTGCTAGAAAGAAACTATTTCAATTCTCAAAAAAAAATTGTCAGGAGACAATGTGCATACTTATGAAGTTCCAAAAAAAAACATAAAAAAAAGTTTCTGTAGATTTTTTTTTTTACAAATATAAAAATTTTGAAATTATTTTTTGAAAATGAAAATAATTTTTTTTTAATGGTGCAGATTTTTCGCATGTCATTTCAAAAATTCGATTTCAAAAATCGAATAAAAATTTCCACACACACACACAATTTTTCATTTTTGTGATTTGTGGCTGTTTGTGGTTAAATTTTTCATTTTGTAAAAAAAAAAATCAAAAAAAAATCAAAAAAAAAAATAAAGTGAAGGTGAATTTCAGCCTAAAATCCATTTTTTCATTTTTTTCGTTTTTTTGCACTTTTTTTGAAAACGACTACAAATTCATAGTTGTTTTTTCGTTTTTCATGTTTAACCTGTGATTTCAGGCTTCCATAAAACACCTAATTAAGTAGAAATCACAGGTTAAACAAAAAAACGAATTAACCAAGTACAATTAGACCTTAAATTGAAAAAAAAAGTTGCTGATTTTTGGTGCAAATTGCTGATTTTTGGTGCAAATTGCTGATTTTTGGTGCAAATTGCTGATTTTTGGTGCAACTTTTATTATGTCAGGGTAATTGTTCTGATTTTCGGTGCAACTTTTACAAATCTATTTATATAAATGTTTTGTAAATATAAATACGATGAGTGATAAAAAATATGACTGCGAACATTGTTTGAAAATATACAGCTCCAAATACAATTTGAATAAACATAAATTGGTGTGTAGTGTGAAGAAAGTAAATGATGCCAATAAAGAAAGAGATGATGTCATCAAAGAGCTAGACGATGTTATTAAAGAGCGAGATGAAGCGATCAAAGAACGTGATAAAAAGGACAAAGAGATTCTGAGACTTAAAAATTACGTAATAAAACTAGAAACTGAAAATAAGATCTATACTAAAGACAATGAATTAATCAAAGAGCTCGCGAAGAAACCACAACAAATAAATAACAAAATCATGAATATATCATCTCTTAATTTAGATGAAAAACATGTCAGGAATTTGATAGATACTTTGTTTGATCATAATTATGCTATTGAAGGACAGAAGGGTGTTGCAAAGTTTGCTATAGACAATTTGTTAAAAGACTCCGATGATAATATAAACTACATATGCACAGATCCAAGTAGACAGACGTTCAAATACAAGGATGAAAAAACAGGCGAACTCAAAAGAGACATGAAGGCCAAGAAATTAACAAAAACGTTACTTAAATGTGGTATAAAACATAAAAATAATTCAACAACCAAGAATTGGTACACAAAAGACGACGGTAAAATAGACGATACGAAATTCAATTTGATTTACAAGAAGGCGTTTGAGATTAATAATCTTGACGAGGACAACAAGATATTCTGTCAGGAATTGTCATCAAGAACATCAATTTGAAACAAATACTTATTTTCTTAACCTATTGGATGTTAAGAAAATAAAAAGCCCATTGGATTAATAAAAGACAACTTCAATATTTTTAAAGTTTTGAACCATTTCTTTATATGTATAATGAACAAGATCACATTCAACTATAAAACCAGTTATATTTGTAATTTTCAAACTTCCTGCAGGAAGAATAACTTCATTGCCTTCATCTTTGTTCCCAGTAAATATGAAAGGAGTTTTTTTTGTTATTTTGATTTTCAAGATATATGAATGCGCACGACTTTCATTAATCCACAATAGAGAATTATTGTAATCCAAGCATGTTGAAAATGGTATAGGATGAACAATGTTCTCATTCACACTCAGAAATTCATTTAGATTTATTCCTCTGTAGACGAAAAAGTGATCAATTTTGTAAAACAAGCTATTGAATGAAAATACACTGTTCAGTAATATATACCATCGTTTGATTAAATTTAAAACATTTGCATTGATAGATAAAAAAATGGTGTTATTGTATTTCTGAACTTTTCCCATCAACATATCGCCTATAATACAGTTTATAATGTCGCAATTATTCTCCGATTGGTTTATAACAGATAAATGTTTTGAATACACATTTTCTATAAAATATTTATTTATCATTTACAGAAATATATTTACAGTTATTTCTAATTCAAACTCAAAAAAATATTCCGATAAATCATTTTTTTTTAGAATAATCACATTATATATTCATGTCATAATTTCATCATTGCAATAAGGTGACTCCAGAGTCATTGCCTCATTTTCCGGGACAGATACTTTAACTACTTCTTGTAGTATATTTAAAAATTTTTCTATCCAAATAGAATATTCAGCTGGAAATGTGAGATTGCAATCTCTTCCGCCTGAACGAATAAGCGAAACTGTATTCCGTTTGTTTAGTTGAATCTTCTTTTCATAGCAACACTTCTTATTGTAACAAATGTCCGAATCGCAGGTTTTGTCCCATTCATCATCTTTCTCTAAAAATCTTTTTTTGTCAAGTTCAAATCCATCCATTATTTTATCTATTTGTTTAAGTCTTAGATTTTCTAGTGCATTTCTAAGATTTTCAATGCAGTAGTTTATGATTTTAATGTCCCCGTTGACAGCATCAAAACAATCAGAAGAAGTTTTGATTGGCAGCAAAATATCACATTCGCCAGTTTTTTTGGCTTTTATGAAATTTTTTATATAATAAGAATTGTTCCCGAACTCACTTTTGCTTTCCAGCATTGAATCAATTTCATCTTGTGTTTTTCCAATCTTTTTATGGTATATTGTAGATTTATTAAAAAATGCGTTTATAAGTTTATAACATTCCTCCGTAGTCTTTCGGCATCCATCAAAATCCTTTGAATCAATAGAAAAATGTACCCTTTTACTCATTGTTAATTCAAACAGGATATTTCTATAAATATATTTCTGTAACAAAATCAATTTTCCCTGTTGATCGAATTAAGACCACTTATCTATCAACCCATCCACTTTGACGTTCAGAATTCAAAAGTTCCTTAGCCATTCTTATAATATTAGAAAATAACGGAATGTGATCCGAATAATACGATTCGCATTTTGGGATGTGGTATTCCAATCCCTGAAGTAGATATCCTCTATTTTGAGAGCAAGATATCGCTATAGTTAAAGCAGACATTATAGTAAATAGCATGTCTATTTCTAACTGTAAATGATTACAAAAAACCATTCCTCCATCATTGGCCATGTCATTAACCATGTTAATGTCGTCTAGAATACTTATATTAGCTTGGTTATTAACTAATGATAGATAAAGTTGATTATTATCGTTCTGTTCGTCTTGATGATATTCTTCTGGAGTTTGAGACATTTGAAGTTAAGTATATGTTTCGTTTTACAATTTCAATTTTTTAAGAGACATAAACACAATTTTTTCATTAAAAAAATACATAATATAAACAAAAATGACGATTTAGATATATTATTTGGTTCGTATGAGAATAATTTCTATACGATGAACGATAAAGATATAGTTAAACACAAAGCCGATAACAATATTTACAATCAAAACTGGGAAAACGGCAATAATTATTCAGATATGTGGTATCATCAAAATATATATAATTAAATCACAAGTCCGAAAAAAATGAAAATGAAAATACAATTTTCAGCTTCAAAACAGAACTATGACAGACAAACTTTCACTAGAGAACGATAAATTCAAAAAAGAATATCTGGCTTTTATAAAGAAGGCATATGAATTGGTTACTGTTTTGGAAGAAAACGACAATGACATAAACTCACCTGAATTCACAGAGTTATGGAAGAAGATGAATGCTGGGATTGATATTGCTGAATTGTTGGATTCTGTTCTATATCCGAAGGAATTCAGTGATATGATAAATCGTGTTGATGATTCAGAGAGATTAAAGGTGTTTTGGAAAAACGAGATTGAACATACAAAGATAGGAGATGGTTTGCATGATGGAATCGTTGTTGGCGTTTTTTTATTTACTATTTGGATATACGTATAAATTATATAAACTATTTTATTATTTTTTAACCTATGAGTTGGGTTAAAAAATAAAATTGAACTGAATTAATGGTCAAGATTCTTATAAAATGCGTCTATATCAGTTTCTATATTATCAATGCATATATGGATTTCTTTTAGAAAAGTAGATATGATCTTGGATGGCTCAGAACTGAGAACTCTGTTTTTTGCATTATTCGTCTCTTCATCCCTCGCTGGTGCTTGTAATTTTTGTATCCAACTAAAAGTGTTATTAACAAGTTTTAACATAGAATCTTGATCAAAGACATCGTTTGATATCATCTGACGGAAAAGTTCAACGTCGAATTCGTCTTGTAGCAATTTGTAATTACTAGAGTTCTTTTTAAGAAATGATGCTAGACGATTTAATAGTTCCTCGTACAAATTAGTGATCCAGTCATAATCAGGTTTTTCTGAATTGACGTTTTGATCAATTAAATCAAAAAAAGCTTTCTTCATCTGTTCTTTAATTTGCATTGAAATTCTGCTCATGCTATCTTCATTAATCATATTCGTGTTTTTTAATTTAACGTCTTGTGATTTTATTTTTATATCATTTTTTTTGTTTTCATTTAATAAATAATGAATGAATATATAAATTTAGGTGAACCGTTTAATGATTTCGTTAGGAAAAATAATAAACTCGGTAGATTCAATTTCAAAGTTTCATCTAATAAGAAATCACCTAAGCAAATAGGACGATTCTTAATAAAACATCATGGTAAGAAAAAATCCAAGCCTAAACGAAAACGAGCATCTCCTAAAGCTGCTCCATCGCTGAAGAGAGAATTGAGTGATCCTGAATATTGTATGAAAAAGGTTAATGTTGGAGGGTTTGATTTCACTATAATTGACGAACCTGAAAAAATGGATGAGAAGATCAAATATTTGACAGACAAGATCAGGGAAAATTTGCTACAAACGCTTGAGATAAACAAGATTGCTTTGAATGATAGTAAATATGTAGAAGCATTATTGGATGAAAAAAACAAGATAAAAAGCAAGATAAATAATTATAATAACCAACTAGATGAAATAATGGATAACATTTTCTAATCTAAGTTCATATCGTTTTTTTTAACATACAAAATTCATGTTAAGAAAAAAAATTAAAAAGTAGGCGTATATTTCTCTCTATAAAAATCAACTGCTTGTTCCGTCGATATGTTGTCGAATAAAGGTTTTACGATGTAAAGTATATCGGGATTCTTGTTTTTGTCCTTCTTGAATCTCTTTTTTTGAAATTCATCGTCGGCGTAAATGTTCCAAGTGTCTTTTTTCTGTTGACCGTCGTTTGATGCATTCTCTTTAATAAGCCGTCTAAATAGATTACAGCATTCATTCGGATTTCCTAACAACAATATATTTTTGATAAGTTGCTCACAGTCTGTTTCAGCAATAACTGCTTCATTTGAAAAATTCGGACGATAGTCGTTATCGTGAAAGATGTCGTAGTATATTTTTCTAAATATCAATGTTAAATAAGGACGCAAATCACTTATGAAATTATTGGCTAGCGTTTCAGCTCTGCAATCCATATCCCACATTCGTTTTCCCTCATCTGAAATGCGTGAAAGTTTGTAATAAGAATACGGATCGTCGTCAAGTGATTTACTTAACTGCATATAGATATAATTGTTGAAGCCGTATGGATTGAACAGATATTTTGGTATAAGATCTTTAATTGAAAATATAACTGAGCCGTAATTGTGAAATTTTTTGAAAAATGTGTCGTAGTCAAAAGCAACATATTCTTTAGGTGAAACTATGGAGAAATCAAGACATGAAGACAAACTTTCAATATGATCATATTCGAGAGAAATTGTTGTGTACTGAGGCAAAAATATCAATCTAGATTCAATCCCACTTACGGCTTTCAATATATTTGAATTGACTTTTTTATCCGTGAATTCCTTATCTTTGAAAATTTTAGTTAGTTTAGCGACATGATCATTCAGAATTTTTATGTAATTATCGTATGGTGTAATTTTAAGTATGTCCATTCTTGTATTCTTTAGCAATTCAAGAGTTTTGTTATTGGTTGAATCTATTTTACACTCCTTCAATTTTTCAAAGCATTTCTCAAATATAGGAAGTGCGTCCTCTAGGGATTTGCATTCTTTTCGTTTATTATCAATCATTTTTTGAATTTCATCAATGTGTTTTTGTTTATTGTCTTCAGTATCTTCATCTATAATATCGGCAACTTTCTTAGGCATCCGTCTGTATTTCTTGTCGGATATTTTGGGATCGTCTTGAATTGATGCCGTCACATGTTTATCTTCATCACGAACGTCTTCATTCTTTCCTTGGTCGTCATCAGTATGCTGATCAAAAGTCATCAAATGATCATCTGCATCATTATTTCTTTCTAGAATATTAATTTGATTATTGAAAAGAGTTTTGCTAAATATGGCTAGAATACTTTCATCTGCGTTATTTAGGAATTCCTGAAGTATGGATTTTGAAATATGACCAAACAAGTTAAACATTTGGTTTTTACATTCGGATTCAACGTGAAGTTTATATTGGCATCGTTTTTCAGATAGGTATTTATTACATTTGAAACAGAAGTGTCCAGATTTGGACTTTTTCGTGTCTTCGTTCATTTTTTGAAAGTATTGCTGTTTAAAAATATAAAAATTCATTTTTTAAATATTTTTACTAATTTAGTCACGAGTTCCTTTTTCAGTAATATGAAATTCTCAATGTCTTGTGAATCATCAGAGTTTTCAATGATTCTATTCATGATGTGTAATATAGAATAATGATATATTTTTGGCTTGAAGTCAATCAATACATCTATTACATGTGGTTTGCATTCGCCTTCCTTAATAATTTTGTCGACGATTTCTAATAGTTCAATATAATACGGTATCATCTGATTTTTACATGACATCAAGAAAAAAATTGATTTTTAAATTGATTGTGGATTTCTATATATAAAGATGTCTAACATTGACGACTATAACAAAGAAGAGGACGAAAGAAAGAGTGAAGAATTCTACTATTTTATTAAGAATAACTATGTAGAAACCTCATCAGATCAAAATTGCAAAGACGCAAGAGAATCTTTAGTATATGTTGCAAAATTTTATGATGCTTTTGTTAAAGTGAGAAGCGAATTTCGTTGCTATATAGAGATGAATCACAATTTAAACAAAGAAGATAAGCAGAAAATTTTCAAATATGCTTTATATTCAAATAGCGAATACAATGCGAGAAAATTAGAATTGAAGCAATATTGCGAAGAGTTCTTGAAAAAGGATAGAGATGAATATAGTGTAGTTAGAAAAATAATTGATATATACAAAATAATTGATGACAACAATAATATAAATCTTAAACGCTTCAAAGAACTTGAACAAATTAAAGATCATCTGGAATTCTATTTAACAGGTGATGAGGAAACAATGTGTAAAAATGCAGACGAAGATGAAATCGCTGAATTCAGGTACTTGAAGCAATTATCGCTGGCTGTGAATAATAAACAATTCAAAAAATAACCGCCTGGTTTCCAACTTGTTTTATTTTCCAACTTTTATAAGTTAGAAAATGCAATCTAACAGAAAAATATTATATAAAAATAATAAATCTATAAAGTAAAATGACGCTGCCATCACTAACCGATTTAGTAAATAAGATTATTGACGTGAATGATTTTTCATTGTCAAGGGATATATTAGAAGAATATCAAGGAGATGATTGGAGAGAGTATGTAAAAATTAATGACGAGAGGTATAATAAGGAAAAGGTTTACGTGAATGATTCGTTTGAAATACTGATTCTTACATGGGGTGTAAATCAGAAGGCAAATATACATAATCATGCAGAAAATGGATGCTTTCTCAAAATGCTAGATGGTGATTTAGAGGAAACGTTGTATGATCATCAATTGAAAGAAATAGAAACGCGACATCTTTCAAAAAATCAAATAAGTTATATGAATAATAATATAGGTTTGCATTGTGTAAAAAACAAATCGGATAAAATAGCTGTTAGTATTCATATATATTCTCCACCGAACCATTTAACGAAATTCTATTAAAAAAAATAATTACATAAATAAAAAAAGTGTATCTTTATAAACGAAATGATTAGAATATATCCAATTAGAAAAACGAGGAATCATTGGAATATATATTTTTACTGTAAACATATTTGTAATCAAAAATGCGAAATTTTAATTCTCAACAATAGTTATGAAAATAATTTGAGTGTATCAAGGAATCCAGACTTCAATAATGGATTTTGTTCATCATATCTAAATATAGAAAAAAGCCCTATCCGTCTATCAACATTCGACAAAGACAATCCAACTTGTGAAAACGGACAACTTTTTAATTCGGAACAAGAAGTTATCCCTGACAGCTCATTCACGATTTCGCTGTTTTATCCATTCTCATTCATTTTCGACATATATCTGACATCATCGGGAGGATTCAAATTAAAAGATTTAATCTATTCCATTAAAATATTGTATAAATTTATTTATGAAGAAGAAGAACGAACGGCAACACCTCAATTGTTTTCACTGAAAAGAACATGCTCTTCTTGTGGTGTGAAAAATTTATCCGATTACGCTGATGAAAAAAATGATGAAGATAATGATGATCAAAAAGGTGAAAAAGAATGCCCTATTTGTTTTTGCGATTACAAAGAAGATGATGATATATACACTTTGAAATGCAATCATTATTTTCATAAAGAATGTATAGAAAAGTGGGTTAAAAATTCTGGAACATGTCCTTTGTGTAGATATAATATTTTCTTGTGTGATAAATGTAGCGGTAAAGGTTTAATTTATTATCAGTATTCAGGTGTCGTTATTCCATTTGAGGAACGAGGTAATATCATGAACAGAAATCAAAGCAATGGTGTTTTCGGAATACACACTTACGACTTTGAGGATTTGATATTGAATTCTATGTATTATGACAATGTGAAGAAAAAATTATTTATTGATATATCTGGATAATTTTGAAACATCATTTGGATAGGAGACAATTAACGTACTTATGAAGTTTTTTGATTTACATAATCTATTTTAATACGATGAGATAAATAAAAAATTGAATTAGTTATTTAAAATCATGAATTTATAATAAAAAGATCTCATAAACAATAATGAACAATAAAAATAGCATGGATTACAATTTATTGATATTTAAAACGATTAGCACATTCGTGAATGAACTGAGTGACATTTTTTCATCTCAGAATCATCCACTAAAGTTGTATCAACGTCTTATCAACAAGACAACCGTCAATCACGAAAAAGCAATAGAAAAGCACATTTTGGCATTTAGAAAATTCTGTATAAACAACAGAGATTTGATTCTATCAAAGAATATAAGCAAACTTTCGTCTGTTGAAAGCAAGATTGAATATTCTGACAAGGTTTTTATTGATTTTGAAAGCATTTTCAAGAGTGCTGACAAGGACACAACAATGGTTATTTTTGATCACCTACTAACAATCTCTGCTTTAGTTGATCCAACTTCTAAAGCAAAGGAAATTTTGAAGAATGATGAAAAGAGCAAGGAGGCTGATTTTCTTTCTACAATGATTGAAAAGGTTGAGGAGAATGTTGATATAAATTCATCAAATCCAATGGAGGTTGTGAATTCCATAATGAGTTCTGGAGTTTTCAATGATCTGCTTTCAAATATGAACAACAGTTTACAGGATGGATCTCTAGATCTAGGTAAATTGGTGGGAACTGTTGAGAAGCTGTGTTCAAATATGGCTCCAAAAGGAGTTGATGGTGTTGGTGGCGGAGGTGCAAATAATATTAATTTGATGCAAATGCTTGGGAGTTTGAATTTGGGGAATTTAAATAAAGGAGGTGATCTTGGTACTGTGACTGAGAAGTAAAAAGTGAATGGTTTTTAATTTTTCTTAACTTTTGTAGGTTAAGAAAAAAAATGATTTCAAATGAAAATAAATTATAAATAAATTACAATGGGAATTAATAACTTAAATAAATTTTTGAGAAAAAACTGCATACATGTTTTTAAAGAAATTCATATTTCTGAATACGCATACAAAAAGGTTGCAATAGATATATCTCTTTTTCTTTGCAAGTTCAAGGCATCGTGTGGTGATAATTGGATGTCTGCATTCATTAATTTGATATCTTGTTTAAGACGGAACGAGATTCATTGCGTCTTTATTTTTGACAATGGCTGTCCGGACGAAAAATTAGGAGAGCGTGAGGAAAGACGGAAGCAACAGGATAATATGAGAAAGAAGATTTCAGACTTAAATAAATCATTAGATGCCTATAAAAAAACAGGAGTCGTTGATGATTTATTGAATGATCTTCATGAGAAAGTGTCAAAGGATGATGTCAAACGACTATTAAGTCAAAAGAAACATTTCAATGTAAGACTGGTTGAGGAAAAGATCAAAAAGATGTCCAATTATATATTGAACATCTCACAATCTGATTTTGAGCTAGCAAAGGAATTGTTTAGAATATTAAATGTTCCTTTTTACAATGCTCCACTTGAAGCAGAATGTGCTTGTGCTGATCTTTGTAAACGTGGAATAGTTGATGCTGTTTTAACTGAAGACACAGATGTAATTGCATATGGTTCCAATATTTTTCTATCAAAGATTGATACGAGTAATGATACATGTGTCCAGATTGTTTACCAAGATGTATTGAAATCATTGAAATTGAATGAGAGTGAATTCCTTGATTTGTGCATAATGTTTGGATGTGACTACAATAAAAACATTAATAAGGTTGGAATTGAGACTTCTTATAAGTATATTCAGAAATACAGGAGCATTGATGAAATCGCTAAACAATTGTCTCTGGATGTGTCAATTTTGAATCACGAAAGAACTAGAGAATTGTTTACTAAATACGAAAAGCTAAACATTGAGAATATACCTTTCTGCGGAGTTCCGAATTTTGATTTACTTGAAAGTTTTATTTCTAGACATGAATTGTATAATATCAAAAATTTTAATAAATTGAAAGAGTGTTTTGTGAAAAACAAACAGATTATATTATTGTTTGATGACAATGAAAAACAAAAAGAAAATATTGTTGATGAAGAAGATGAAATAGAATATGAAATCGTTATTGAAGACGATGATGAAAATAATAGAAAATCCTGTGTTGAAGACGATGGTGAAAATGATAGAAAATCCTGTGTTGAAGACGATGGTGAAAATGATAGAAAATCCTGTGAAGAAGATTTTGGTGAAAATGATAGAAAATCCTGTGAAGAAGATTTTGGTGAAAATGATAGAAAATCCTGTGTTGAAGACGATGGTGAAAATGATAGAAAATCCTGTGTTGAAGACGATGATGAAATAGAATATGAATTTGTTATTGAAGATGATGATGAATGATAATAATTTAAAAAAAAAGTATTATTATTAAATAAATTATTAAATAAATGATAAAAGGTAATAAAGAAGTTACAATTGTTAAGTCTAGAAAAAGAAGAAGTCCTCAGATATCATTGAATTTAACAAATGTTCCGAAGAAAATCAAAAAGAAAAGTGTGAGGAAAAAAGCAAATCTATTGGGTTTAGATAAAACATTATTACAAAAATATGACTATGATGTCAATAATTCAGAATCTGAAAGGAAACGATCATTGGGTAATGCAGTAATTGTTTATGACCCGAAAGGATTGTATGAGGAGCTACAAAATCTTCTCTTGAAAAATAAAAGCGACATTAAGATCCAACAGATTATAAAAAAAGATGCAGAGTTTGTCAAGCAAACATATTTCAAGCTTCTTAAAAAGTAATAGAACTATTTATTTTTTCTTAACCAAAAAAATAGGTTAAGAAAAATATATGTGAATTTAAACTAGTATTTCGTTGTCTATTATCTTATTCCCTTCTAAAATCTTATTCAACATTTCCTCAATATTTTTGTATTTATCATCGTATTCAATGTTGTTGATATTTAAATTGGATTTGATTTTGACTACGAATTCTTTGCTATAATCATCAATATTATCTTTCGGTTTGCCGTATTGATTTCCAACTAACCGAGTTCCATTATTTGTAATAAAGTCAAAGTTCTGATGGATATGTCCGCAAATCCATGTATGAATTTTATTTTTGTATAAAAGATGATTCAAGTTTGAAAAATATAATGAAACAAACTTGTCTTTCTTTTTAATATTTTCTTTTCCGTCTAAGATTATTTTATGAGTATTATCCATGATATCGTAGGATGGACAGTGATGTGTAATTACAACGAGTTTCAAACTCTTTTTTGCGCAATAGTCAACCATGCTGTTTATATATTTCAAATCATTGTGATGAAGTATATTGTACATATTTGTATTCAGACCATGTATTCTAACAATAAATTTTGGAATTTTAACAGCTGTCTTTGTCCATAATGTACAACCTGATATACATATATCATCAATTATAATACTTTTTCTATTTAAAATGTACAGATTCTCTATATCATCTTCTAATGAATGGAGTCTTTCATTAAGATCTTCCATACTCATTGGATTGCAATTCATGTCATGCTGCATGTAATATTCGTGGTTACCGGGAACATATAAAACCATTTCAAAATGAATACACAGTTTTTTTAAGAATCCTTTTAATTGGTCAATTTTGTACAGTGAGCCAATATCACCAGCCAGTATCAAAATTTTAGATACTGGATTTATGTATTTCAAAGGATCTGGTATATCGTTATTTTTATATTCTATATGTAAATCCGAAACTATTTGAATATTTAAATCGTTTAAATATTTCATGGATTCACTTCTTATCATTGTTTCTATTATAATTATAATTCTATATTTTTAAAAATCATTTTTAAAATTATAATTTTTCTTTTTTTTATTATATATGAAACATAAATGATGTCTTCAAATAATGCGGAAAACAAAGATGTTTCAAACAAACAACAAGTAAGTAACTATAAATTTTTCTTTGACATTTTATTGGTGTCAATGTTGGAATATATTGGTGATTCAAGTTTCAAAAAGTATTCAAAATCAAAATCAAAAAGTGATTTGTATATAGGAATTATATCATACATTATTGTGATTTATTTATTAGTTCAAATACTAACTTATTCAAATGTCATGCAAATGAATATACAATGGGATGCTGTTAGCGCTATATTAGAGACTGTTCTAGCATATTTATTTCTTAGAGAAACACTTTCTGGTGTAACGCAATACATTGGATTTATACTTATCATCTTGGGGATGATTTTCATGAACTTAGGAAAATATAATTATAAATAACTACTAGACGATAAACTCGCTGGATGTATAATATCAAAATCAAATCTTTCTTCACATCGTGATTTTCCGGAGATGATATATTTGTAAATATGAAGTATTAAAAACAATGGTATGATAATTGCAAGAATAAATGTCAGAAAATTAATAATAAAATCACAATTCATTTTATTATTAAAGAAGATATAATATATCCATTTTTATTTATTATAATTCGCCAAAGGGTATTCAAATTTACCATATTGATTTGTCGTGAACAAGGTGTTTTTCATTGTAATTTCTTTATTGTAATGAGAATGTCCATAAATCCACATGAAGACATTTCTATTTTCAAACACAATTGTTTGATCCGATGCAAAATACTTTGGGTTGAAAAATTTGTAATTGCCACCTAATAGAAGATTGATATGAGGACAGTGATGTGTTGCTATGACGTAGTTTTGACTTTTATCAGATGTAACTAAATCGGCTAACCATTTGGAGTGATTTATATGTATGGGTTGTTTTGAAAGTGGAAATTCAGAAAATAGTGTGCATCCCGCTATGAAGATATTATCTTTTTCGTCAATGAGATGTCTTGATTTTTGAAGATATATTAAATTATTACGCATGTTGCATGTATTTTTTATTGAGATTTCTGTATCATTGTATGGTATTCTTCTATCGTAAAATTCGTGATTGCCTGCCAACACAAAAACTTTGTCAAAGAGAAAGGACATTTCAAGTAAGAAATGTTTATAAGAATTCTCGCGAGGATAACCTATATCGCCATTAAGAACTAGAAATGGTTTTGATGGAGTAATGTTTCTTTTGAAGCCTTTCTCTAAATGAATATCGGATGCATATTGTAAAATGGATCTAGTTTTGTTGATGAGATTATTGTTCATGGAATAATATTAGAAGTATGTTTTTACAATAATTAACTGACTATTGTAAAAAAAATCATTTTTTGTAACTAATTTAGACATAATGGATGCTTTATTGTTTACAGAATATAACCGATTGACTTTCGTTTAATTGACTTTCTTCGTTTAATTGACTTTCTTCGTTTAATTGACTTTCTTTTAATTGACTTTCTTCTTTTAATTTTGTTTCTTCTTTTAATTGACTTTCCATCATCCTTATTTACATTATCATCCTCAGTTACATCAATTATAACTGTAGGTTTAGGTAAAATTGGTTCTTCATGGGGTAATAATAACATCGGTTGTTCTTCAGGTTTTTTTAATGAAGTTAAGATTCTAGCAGCTGCTCCTATTAAGTCATCATCAGATACCTCTGCCGTTTTTGATTCGTATTTTTTTTTGATCGGTTTCACACTTAGTTTTTCATCAGAATCTCGATTTTCTGGTTTGCTATGTTTGTTACAATACCCACCTTTTCTACATGCATTCGTTTCGCATTGTTCAGGTCCAGTTTTCAATGATTTATAAACGAATATACATTTTGGACAGCCTCCATGTTCTGAGCAAAATTTATTATTATTATAAGCACATTTTTCACACCGAGTTCCATCATCTTTGATTTTTTCACATTGATTTCTTCCTCCGCATCTTTTGCATTTTCCTGAATACAATGCGAGTGATTCACAACTTTTACATCTATTCGTTTCCATGTTTAATTTTACTTACAAACAATATATTTTTTTTGTTTTTTCAATCGTTGGGTTTTTTTTTTATTTAACTAGAAATAAATAAAAAAAAAAATAGCACCCTCTCACTATATAACAAATTTGCTATTCTTAAATCAAAATAATTCTACATGGATTCTTGATTTAGCAATAGATTGATTTTTATACTGTACAAAATGGTTATAAAGTTATTTACGTCAATCCCGTTTGTTTTCCAGTATATATTGTTTTCTAGGTGAGTTATAATTATAGGGCGAATATAAGATTTCAATAGTATCATTTTTATATCCTCGTTTTCTTTGATAATATCTTGAAGTATGGATTTCAATGTATTCTCCTTGACGTCAACCCATTCATCATCCGAATAGGTTTTTCTTTTTTCTGTGAACATTTCGTAGACATTTTCCTGAAGTATTTTTTTCAAGAACACTGTGAAATTTATGGGATGGAAACACTTGTGGACGAACTTTTTCTGTATGTAGGTTTGTGGCGAGCCTATTTTTCGCCATCTCTCTCTCATGATTTTTCTATTATTGTGACACTTGGAAGTGTACTCAATAGACTCATAAGGTGAAAGTTTAAAAATGTAGCACATAATACAGGCTACAAGGATACCGGATCTACCATGTCCTCCTTTGCAATGGATGTATAGTTTATTATCGGCGGTCATTGTTTTGATATACCGTGAAATTTTTATTATGAGTTTGCAGAACTCCAGCGAATTGTCAGGTATATGTTGGTCGTGTATAGGGAAATGTATGTACTTATATTTTGTGACATACGGCACAATTTTCTTTTCATCGTGAAATGTTAAATCTATGAAATATCTCACACCTTCATTTTCAAGTATATTTACGGCGTTTTGATCAGGAAAGCTACCGAATAGTGCTTTATCCTTTATAAAATAAGAACAGTATTCCATTATTTTTTATATAAAATGCTGTTTTTATAAATAGTGTTATACGAAATTAGATTTTAAAGATTGGAAGGAAGTTCAATGATACGAAACAGAATATGGCATTTAAAATTATTGAGTACTATGAAAAATGATATTCTTAATTAATTGGATTTTCTTAACCGCTATATTTGGTTAAGAAAATATATTTAAGTTTAAATAAGATTATATTTCAAAATAATTATTTATATATATTTCCATTCAAGACAAGACTTTTCATTCGTCAATAATGTTTTTTTTTGTTTAGATATGGTAAATAATACATCTTTCATCGATTTCATGTTCTGGAAATTCTTGTTTTTGTTTGCCATCTAAAATAGCTAACACAACTTTTTTAAAATCTTCAAATATATAAAACCATGTTGATATTGAACATTCTTTTGGAGTTATGCAAAAGTAACTACTTATATGTTCTTTCATTCTTTTTTTCTCATCAGAATGTTTCTCGTCTTTTTCATTTAATTCCTTCTCCAATTTTTTTTTCTCCTCAGAATGTTTCTTGTCTTTCTCATTTAATTCCTTCTCTAATTTTTTTTTCTCCTCAGAATGTTTCTTTTTTTTCTCATTTAATTCTTTCTTCAATTTTTTTTTCTCCTCAGAATGTTTCTTTTCTTTCTCATTTAATTCCTTCTCCAATTTATTAATTAATTCAAAGCGTCCATCCATTAATTTGTTAAGAAGGTTAACATGTTCAAACGATTCATTTTTTAAATGCTCTTCTAACTCACATCGTTTTATTTTCTTTTTGCAGAAAGAAGTTGCTGTGCATGAAACTAAACCTTCCGGACAATCATTTTTTCTATGCTCATCCAAGAGAACTGCGAGTACACTTTCTAAACATTCAGGACAGTGTATCTTTTTATTAGGATTCTTCAGACATTCAAGTTCATGTTCACCTCTTGTCGCAAGTAGGTTTCTAACTTCGCATCCATTATATTTGCAAACGGCAAGAAAATGTTCGCAATCATTTTTAAGATGATGTTCCATTTCTTCTAAAAATATTTCTTTAGAGCATTTGGAATCACAAGTGCCTTGCAGACATTTGACTCGGATTGCATCAATAGACGATTTCAAATTTATATTTTTTATAATCAATCTAAGGTGAACTATTTGTCTGCACAATGGACATTCCTTCAACAAACACCAATTATGCTCGTCACATTTTTTCGTAGGTTTCACTTTTATAAAACAATCTTCACAGAAGCTATGACAACAAGAAGTCATAAACGGGTTTTTGAAAAAATCCTGGCATATAGAGCATATAAGTGTTTCTATCATCCTTTGATTTTTTTCAATGCATTCAAACGATACTTCTCTGTCTTGGAATACTCGGGTTATTTTCATCATTGTCGTCATTTAGTTAGACGTTCACAATAGTTGATTATGTGTTCAAAAAATACTAAAAAAAATCAATTTTTCCCCTGCTGTTTTCCACTTAATATTTTGACGCATTCTTCTATAAAATCACAAATGTCTTTGAAACAAATATCGTATTCTTGTCGGGGAGCATAAGTATCGTAATTGACTTCCTGGAATATTTTATCATTTAACTGCGTTAATCTACAATGCAAAATCTCTCTCATTCTCGGTCTAGTAATATACAATTTCCTCTGACAAGGAATGTAATTTTCAATACTCTCGGCAAAGTTGATGTTATTGAAATTGCGAATCACATTATCTTTGTATTGTTTCCAGTCTACAACATCTCTTTCAGAGAATATGTTATTAAATATAGCGTCTTCAATTTTTGAGTAGTAGTTCATCGCACATAATTTACATAGAAAAATAATAAATCAAATTCAAATTTTTAACTAAAAATTCGTTTATATATAAATATATAATAAAAATGGATTACACATCTCTTCCACCTGGTAGATTAAGAGGATTAGAGTATTCTAATTATCTCGCAAGACGAAGAAGATTACGAAGCGCGATTGATACATCACCCTTAAGAATAATGACGCAAGTTACAAACTATCCAATAATTGTTCAGCATTCACCGATTACAAATCATAGCCGTATTAGAATAAACAGACGAAACGATGACTACATATTTTTTTCTCAGCTACAGGATGTTAAAATAGGTCTTTTGAAAAAATCGTTGTTAACAAATTCCATAGTGAAAATCAACAAGGATGAAAATACAAATTTCTGTGTGATATGCCAAGATCATATAAAATGCGATGAAATAATTAGAGAGATCAAATGCATGCATCCGTTCCATATAGATTGTATAGACAATTGGTTCCTGGAAAACAAAAAGTGTCCTACTTGTAAATACGAATTAGCTTGAACAACCATGAAAGTGTATTAATAGTATAAAAATAAGCGCGATTAAAATGTTAGATAGAATGACTGGATTGTATTCTTGATGAGTTATAGCTGATAGAATTTTGTAAATGATCTGTATATAAAGTAAAGTTAGAATTTGTGTATTGGTTTTATTGTTTGATGGTTTCGTAGCAAAGTAAATGGATGCAAAGAGGAATGTTAAATAGATAGACAAAAGAATATCTCTACTGGTTGTATGTGAACCATAAGAATCTTGTACCCATTGAGAGTTGTTAATAAAAGACAATGTTATTGGGATAAGTATCGCAATATTGAACCATAATGCAAGTCTAATCAGATTCATTTTATTTATGCACTTTTATTTTTTTTCAAGTAAAAATAATTTCCTTTTGGATTTCCTTTTGGATTTCCTTTTTGATTTCCTTTTGGATTTCATCTTGTATTTCCTTTTGGATCTCATTTTAGATTTCCTCTTAACTTTACTGACTTCTCTGGGTTTTAATTCAGGATACTCAGCTTGAACTTTAGAACGCTCATCCATGCAGTAGAAAATGTAGGAATTCTTGGCACCTTTAGGAGCGTCGTTATCCTTCTTACCTTCAGTTTGCCACAACTTAATAAGTTCATCAGATCCGTTTTCCTCGGATTTCCTTTTTGATTTCCTCTTGTATTTCCCATCGCTTTTTTTACCTTCACTAGGGTTTATATATTCTCTCAAATTTGATGGATTTTTAGATGTTACGGTTTCTGCTTCATCGGCTTTAAATTCTTCTCTACAAATTGGGCATTTACAATGTGCTACACTTCCACACCATTTAATAATACAATCTTTGTGAAATATATGTCTGCATTTTTTTAATCTGACAACTTCTTTTGAGCTCATTAAAGTTCTTAAACAAATGGAGTCTACATATTGATCAATCGTGTCTTTGTTATAGACCTTTTCATCATTTTCAGGTTCATAATATACAGATTCTATTTTTATAATATCTGATGGCTTAATTTGAAATTTTTGAAGCCCATTTTTTTTCACCAAATGAATATCATCTGTTTCATCTTTTGGATAAGGCTCTTCTATATGTGCATTTTTTATAATTTGAACAGATGTCGTCACATCACGAAGAAGAACATTTCTGAATTTGTCCAAACTATGATAATCATAAATATCATCCCAGCTACGCAAGGCTGTTTTCTCTAATTTTTTTCGTTGTTCTGCTTTTTTTTCTGCAGCCTCCATTTCATCCCTTTTTCGTTTTAATGTTTTTTTCGCATCTTGAAAAATTTTGATAGCATTTATGTCTGCATATTTTCTCATGATGTAGTAGCCATTTTTTTTCAACATTATCGCAAAGTCATCATTAATCTGAGATATAAGTAGATTAATATTTTTTTTTTCGCATATTTTTTCAACTTCGGAAATCATAGCTTTGAAGTACCCCTTTTTTTTAAGACTTTGAACTTGTTGTATATTGAGAAAAACATCAAATGATTTACTTAAATCAGAATCATCTTTACAAAGTTCCTTAAGTTTTTTAAGTGTTTCAGCTTCTTTATAAGAAGATGCTTCTTCTTTGTTAATTTCATCACATCGTTCTTTAAGTCTCGACAATATTGAAGTTGGGTCATCTATTTTAAACATAGCCTTGAATTCTTCATCATCGTCATCATCGTCATCGTCGTCATCTTCTTTGTATTTATATGGAAAATAAACAGATGAAACTGAATTTATATATGTATTAAATTTGTCTGAAAAATCCGTTAAAAATTTTTCTATTTCAACGGGAGATGCTTTTGGACGATCATTCATTATTTTATTTATTTATTATAATAAAACATTAATAATTTAGAAAAATTAATATGCGGATAGACTTAAAATTTCAATTTATAAAAACAAATTTTATAAATTAATAAAACTAAAATGGACATTGACAAATTTATTTCTGAAAATAAAATAGATGAAGCATTGGATTTATCTTTATCAAAGAATTTAACTTATCTGAGTCTTTTGATAAATAAGATTGAACATGACAAAGAAGATAACGATAACGAATTGAGTGATAGTTACAAAAAAACTCTTGGTCAAATAGACCACGACAACAAAGATGTCTTTTTCACAGATATTGAAAAGGAGTATCTTAATAAGACTAAAAGGGTAAAGGTTCTTCTTACCTGTAATTGGATGCCTAACAAAGATATATGTAATGTGTGGAACAAAATGAGCAAGAATAATGATTATAAATGGAACAGTATTGAAATTGTATGGGAGGAACCATGTGATTTTTATTGCATTATCAACAAACCGTTTGATCCGAATTTTTCTTATAAGCCAGAAAAAACAATTGTTTTTAGAATGGAACCTAATATGGAAAAAAATCTTCATATGTGGGGAGAATGGTCAACGATACCTAATTCAAAAGACTTCAAATTTGTTGGGTTTCATGAAAAATATTTCAATAACAATGAATGGCATCTATCAAAAAATTATAATCAGCTATCCAATGAAACGATCGGCAAGAACGCAGAGTTATCATCTGTATTGTCAACAATATTATCGGACAAATACTCAGATCCTGGTCATATCAAACGAATAGACTTCATGAAATTCGTTGAAAAGAAGGGTGGTGTAAATGTAGACGTTTTTGGAAATAATAAGTTCCTTTGGAAAAACTACAAAGGGTCTCTTCCACACCATAAAAAGGACAAATCGCTATTTCCATATAAATATTCATTTAATGTAGAGAACTTTTCTATACAAAACTACTACACTGAGAAATTGATTGATGGTATACTTTCTGAAACGCTAGTTTTTTATTCAGGGTGTTTTAATGCAAAGGATTACATTGATGAGCGCGCGTTTGTTTATTTGGAGTTAAGTAATTTTGAGCATGATTACGAGATTATAAAAAAGGCGATAGAAGACGATCTTTGGTCACAGCGTCTACCATTTATAAAAGAAGCAAAGAAAAAGATTCTGAATGAATTACAATTCTTCCCTAGACTAGA